CCTTCTGACTTAGTACGATGTCTTGTTATATACTTAACGATGTTCCCTTCCAAAAAGTCCAGCTTGTTAGCACAGATATATTCGACAGGTTGTATCGTACAATTCTTATAATGATCTCCCCCTACTTGTTTTTGTAAAGGTCTTTCTTCGTTTAATGCTTCTCTTATTTCTCTATCCTCTCTTATACTTCTTATGATAAAATCATCTCTATCTTCTGCCATATTATTATCCTATTAATGATGTTATTTTCTTTCTAATATAAATAGTATTATCTGAATTAATTATATGATAGGCAAACTTTCTAACAGTTTTAGGAGTTAAGCCAGCATAGTCACATATAAATTCAAAGTTTTCACAAGTCACACCAATAGAAGAAAAAAACCAAGCATGAGCTTGATCTCTTTGTAGTCTTATCTCACTGTCCTCTTTTTTTTGTTTAGGTTTAGTAGCATCTAATAGAGCTTGAAATATTACAGAGAGATATAAAGATCGACAAGGATCTTTTTTACTTTGTTCATAAACTTCTTCTAATGTCTCATTTAAATTCATCGTTATGTTCTTGTACAGGTCTAAAAAATTTACCACCTATCCATTTATTATAAAATGCTGGTTCATCAGTCTTTCCTAATGTAGCTATAAGAACATTATACTTTATCTGATAATAACATTCATAATATTTAAGACTCCTTTTATTTTCAAACTCAGCTATAATTTTAAAATTAAAATATTTTTTCCCTAGTTCATTAATATCTTCTAGTAAACTTTTAGAAGATCCCATGTATATTTTCCAATTAGATTCTTTAAACTTCTTATTTTTTCGATAGTTCCAGTATTGTTTACAACCTATATAAGCCTTGCCTGTTTTCTTATTAGTTATAAGATAGACAAATCCGAATTGATTTTCCTTATCAGGTTTATGTTTATACGTCCAATGCATCTGTCACTTCAGGGACATCTGGTTCTTTTACAACTTGAACCAAAAATCTCTTACCTTTTGCATAATTAAAAGTTCTAATCCCTTTGCCTTGATTAGCATCAGACCAACATATACTTTTATGCCTACAATAAACACAACCAATAGCCAGCCTATAGTTACCAGACTTACCATCAGGAATAGGACTATAACATTTATCAGGTATCTGGTTTGATGATACAGTTTTTTTAAGATGTTTAATTCTATTTTTAGCATTTATCATTTCCATTGATTCGACTTGAGATAAACAAATTTCTCCAGTTGATTTATCAATGGCAAGAAAGGCTGCTTTATCTACGTCATTGGCTTCGGCATAAGCTGATATCTGTGCTATATATCCAAAGGGATCATCTTGCATTAAAGTATTAGATTTAAACTTTTCAAATCCTCTTCCTGATGCTGACTTACAATCAACCAAGACACCATCTATTATAGCATCCTGATGTCCCTTTATCCCTTCAATCTCAACTTCTTTCTGCTGGTCTTTTACTTCATGCCCAGAAATAGAAGCTAATAAAAGCAATAGTTCTTCAAGAATATAACCGTATAAGAATTTTATTCTTGTACTTGATGTAAGACTAACATCATTACTCTTTGTATTAATATCATACCATAATTGTCTATCAGGTTTGCCAATACCAGACAATCTTAGATGTCCATTACCTTCTGGTTTCTTATATAGAAATTCTTTTATATGTATTTTTAACATATTACCAAAGTTATCTATATATTTATCTACTTCCTTCTCATCTTTTTGTATAGGATCGAGAGTAAATAAATTATAAATATCTTCAACCAAAGTGCTTATTTTTTTCATATAATATATAAGGGGTACTTGTGTAACATGCAAGTACCCCTTATCCTTTCTAGTTATTAAGAGGCAAAAGGTATGTCAGAGGCTTCTTCGTTAACATACCCTCCGGGTACTACGTCAAAATCATCAGCACTATACTCAACTAAGTCTACTACTTGCACACCATTAAGGTAGCCTTTCACACCACCACCATATACAGTGTACTCTTTTGGATAATAACTCACATTAACTTTTGAGCCATTACCCACTCTCTTACTGGATGGGAAAGGATTTCTTTCTGCATCCTTTACAGACATAGGACGAAACGAACCATCCTTAGAACGAGCATATTGTTTGAGAGTAACAAAGTCTCCTCGTTCATCGTCTTTATTTTTAATTGTTAGTCCATCAGCTTGAGCAATCTTTTTATTAGCTGCATTAAGATTGCAGACTTCGATTGACCACTCACCATCAGGATTAAACTTGGTGTTAGGGGTAATTACATGCGCCCAATACGCATCTCCAGAAATTATACTCATTTTTACTTTCTCCTTCGGTTAATAACGGTTGATAATAACATACTTATCAGCAACAACAACACTATTATAACATACTTTTAATACAGTGTCAATATCTTTTTCACTCTGATGTGGATAGTACCAGCGTGCTTTCTGAACGCTGGTACGAACACATCTTTTAATGTGTTTCTGCCCATGTTTTTCCTATTTTATAATCACAGTCAAGATCACATTTCATGGTAAATGTTTTTGTTGTTTCTTTTATTGCCTCCTTTGTTAATTTACAGAATTTATTTATATCTTGGTTGGCTACTTCAAATTGATATTCATCATGAACAGATACGACTAGTTTAGCATCAAGCCCTGCTTTTATTATTTTGTTTGTCAGATGTACCAGCCATTGTTTACATACAATAGCACCAGCCCCTTGAATAAGGGTGTTCAAAGCAGCATGTTCATACCTAATATGTAATCGTCTACCATCTAGTCCTTTTATAGTTCCTGTTTTAGCAGCTTCTTGTATATTATATCCTAATTTTTTTAATTCTGGCATATTATGTAAGAAACTATCAATAAGTTTTTGTCCTTGTCCAGCACTTCCACCTACGACTTTACCTATCTTGGCTGCTCCTGCTCCATAAAGAAATGCATATATAAAAGTCTTGGCCTGATCTCTGGTCTTGAGTCCGGCCATCTTCTGATTAGCTGTGTGTACATCTCCTGTTAAGACCTCTTTAGTATAGTTTTTATTATCCATGTAATGAGCCAAGCACCTTAACTCAAGACCACTGGCATCTGTACCTACCAAGGAATGAGTATCAGGATTAGATACAGTCCAAAGGTTTCTACATTCTTTACCATAAGGTGAATAACTAGCTGGTATCTGAGCCATATTAGGACTATGATGTGCCATTCTTCCAGTAATAGTTCTTAGGGTCAGTACTTTACCTCGTACTCTATTGTCTTCATTACATTCTTTTATCCATGCTTTTAATAAACCAGTTCTTTTTTGTAAAAGAAAATATCTATTAAACATTTCTGCTTCTGGTATATTAATATTAGATAGAACAGCTTCATTTATTATTATATTACCTTTGTCTGTTAGTTGTTTAGGTTCCCATCCTCGTTCCATAAGACGTTCAGCTATTTGTTTACGACTTGCAATATTAAATGGAATATATTTAGTTTTAGTTTTTAATTCTATCTTAGTAGGTTCAAATATATCTAAGGATTTCTTTTCTAATAGATGTTGTTCGTCTTCCAATTTTGCTAGAAGTATAGTAGCATCTTTTAGGTTAAAGGCAAAGCCATTCTTTTCTTGTTGATTGATAATTAATCTTACTTGTTGTTCAAGTTGATAAGCTTCTGGCGAAAATTTCTTACCTTCCTCTGCCAGAACATATGCCACCCTCCCCGTAAGTTCCGTATCTCTGATACAATACTTAAGCATGTCTTCGTTGTAGTTTTTAAACTCATTAAATTCTCCTTTCTGAAAGTTAAGTTTCTTTCCCCATGTTTCTAATGAATGACCACCTTCCCTTATAGGATTATAAAGTTGTGATTCGATTAGTGTATCACGTACTTGATTAGGTTTTATAGAAGAACCTATTAGTCTATTTAATATAGGAGCATCAAAGCTAAGACCGTTATGCATAATGAATTGATCAATTTGAGTAGACCATTTAGCAAAGTTATAGCAATTACTTCCTATCCATGTCTTTATACTTCCAGTATTAAGACTCTTAGCAGCAATACAATGAATAACTTTAGGATCTAATGAGTCTGTTTCTATATCAACAATAGCTGTTGTCATGGAATGCTTATCATTTTAGCTTGTTCAACTGGAATATGGAAAAATAATTCTCCCTTTATTACATCACGATTAGAAGCTTCTTTAACTTCACATGTTAATAATGTCTTAGCATCAATTTGCCAACCTCGTTTACAATCATTTCTAA